ACCATCGAGCTGCCCGCCCGCAGCATCACCTCGCAAACGCTGTTCGGGCCGATGTCGGTGACCCGAGACACGCTGCTGTCTGACGTCGTGGCAAACCGCTGCGTGACGCTGATTTCGGACCAGATCGGCTCGCTGCCCGTTCACGCCGAGCGCAACGGCGAAATGGTCGAAACGCCGGCCCTGCTCGCTGCTCCCGAGGTCGACCGGACCCGCTCCGAGTTCATGGCCGCCCTCGTCACGTCGCTGCTGGTGAACGGGAATGCGTACCTGCTTGCCGGTAGCCGCAACAGCCTCGGGTTCGTGCAAAACGTCGTACTGCTCGACCCCGAAGCCATCCAGGTGTTTATGCTCGACGGTCGGCCGCAGTACCGCACGTCACGAGGCGCGCTCAATCCCGAGGACGTGCTGCACATCCGCAACTTCACGCTGCCCGGCCACGTCGTCGGCTACGGCCCGCTTGACTACAACCGGCAAAGCATCGCCCAGGCGCTCGCCGCCGACCAGTACGCAGCACAAGCGTTCACGACCGGCGCGCTGCCCGACGGCGTGCTGCACTCCGAGAACGAGATCACCAGCGAGCAGGCCCAAGACCTAAAAGCGGCCTGGATCGCTGGCAACGGCGGCCGGCAACGAGGCCCGGCCGTGCTCTCTGGCGGTGTCAAGTACCAGCCGCTTGAGTTCTCGTCGGTCGACATGGAGCTGCTCGACAGCCGCCGGTACAACGCCGAGCAAATGTGCACCCTGTTTGGTGTCCCGCCGCACCTTGTCGGCGTGCCCTCGCAAGACTCGAAGACGTACAGCAACGTGCAGCAGGACTCGCAGTTCTTCGTCCGCTTCACGCTGCGGCCGCTGGCGATCAAGATCGAGGAAGCGCTGTCGACGTTGCTGCCTCGTGGTCAGCGGGCTGTGTTCAACTTCGACGCTGTGCTGCGAGCAGACACACAAACACGATACGACGCATACGAGACTGGCCTGCGGGCCGGCTTCCTGACCATCGACGAAGTCCGAGCTTTGGAGGGCTTGACGTGACCGAGATCGAAACACGCACCGTCACGTTCGACGGCATCGAGACACGCACCGACGACGACGGGTTCCGTCACCTGGTCGGCATCGTCGTGCCGTGGGATGGCGAATACCGCATGCCAAACGGCCTCACCGAGAGCTTCGAGCGTGGCGCATTCACCAAGACGCTTCAGGAACGTGGCGACCGTATCCCGCTGTACCAGCAGCACGAGTCACGCTCGACGCTGCCCGTCGGCACGTCAGTCGGCTGGGAAAACACGGCCGACGGCCTCGTCGCTGACTTCCGCATGGCCCGCACCGAACGAGCAGCCGAAGTGCTCAGCCTTGCCGATGACGGCATGGTCACCGGCCTTTCGGTCGGCTTTATCCCGGTGCGCTCCCGCACCGAGACACGAGGCACCGGGCAGCACGTCGTCCGAGTCGAAGCCCGCATGGACCACGTCGGCTTCGTGGCGCAGCCGGCCTACGACGGCGCACGCGTGCTCGCTGTGCGTCACTTCGACGCCGACGACCCCGAGATCGCACCGAGGCTCGCACGCTGGCGTGGAGCGTTCGCATGACGATGAAGTCCGAGCAGCTGACCGTCGGCCTCACCGCTGTGCGCATCCTCGATGACGAGAACACCAACCGGCACGTCTACTTCCACGACGACAGCTCGCACCCGATCTACCTTGGCGGCTCAGACGTCACCACCAGCAACGGCCTCAAAATCCCGAAGAACTTGCTGCTGGAAATGTTCATCCCGGCCAACGAAGAACTGTGGGCCGTGTCCGGCAACGCCGACCAAACTGTCAGCATCCTTTACCAGACAGACTGATGCCCGAGGCACCCGCCTACGTTCGCCGCAACGCCCAACGAGGCCTCAGGCTGCTTGAGTTCGCCGGTGACGGCCTCCAGCCCGCAACGGTGCGAGCAGCCCGCAGAATGGCCGCAGGCACTGTCAGCGACCAGAAGGCCCGCCTCATGGGTCCCTGGTTCGCACGCCACGAGGGCGACCTCGACTCGCCCAGAGCTCGTGCGTACCTGGCTGGCGAGAGCGAACGACCAACGGCCGGGCAGGTCGCCTGGTTGCTTTGGGGCGGCGACATCAGCGGCGACGTCATGCGCGCTGCCCGGTGGGCACGACGCCAAACCGAAACAGATGACCGAAGCACGCCGACCGGCGTGATAGATTCACCCGAAACCCACGTTGCGCCGCTGGAAGCGCCGCCCGCCAGCTACGGGCACCCGGCCAGCACCCGACACCCCATCACCACTACCAAGAAAGGCGCAACCGTGCGTTTGCTTGACCAGCTCGTCGAAGAACGAGCAGAACTCAGCGAAACCGTCGACGGCCTGCTCACCAGGGCTGCTGACGAGTCTCGCGACCTGACCGAAGCCGAGGACAAGAACCTCGCCGATCTCAAGGCCCGAGCCGATGCCCTCGACGAGCGCATCACCGAGCTTCGTGCCATCCAGGTGCAGAACCTCGAAGCGGCGAAGCTTCGTGCCGAGGTCGCTGCGACCGACGAACCCGAGGCCCGTGCGGCCGCCGGCGTTGTCCAGGTCCACAGCGAGCCGATCACCTACTCCGAGCGCAGCTCCCACAGCTTCTTCTCGGACATGTACCACTCGCAGGTCTACGGCGACCGCGACGCTCAGGTTCGCCTTGAGCGCCACCGTGACGAGATGGCTGTCGAGCACCGTGACGGCAGCTCGGCGAACTACGCCGGCCTCGTCGTGCCGCAGTACCTGACGCAGCTTGCCGCCGAGCTCGCCCGTGCGGGCCGGCCGTTCGCTGACCAGTGCACCTCGCTGCCGCTCCCGGCCGACGGCCTCACCGTGAACATCTCGCGTGTGACCACCGGCTCCAGCGCTGCCGTGCAGGCCGCTGAGAACGACGCTGTTTCGGAAACGGACATCGACGACACGCTGCTCACCGCCGACGTGCGCACCATCGCCGCCGGCCAGCAGCTCAGCCGTCAGGCCGTCGAGCGTGGCACCGGCGTCGACGCCCTCGTGGCGGCCGACATGCTCGGCGCGATGGCGACCACCCTCGACAACCAGCTGCTCAACGGCACCGGCTCGTCCGGTCAGCTCCTGGGCCTCGGCAACGTTGCCGGCACCAACACCGTGACCTACACGGACGCGTCGCCGACCGCTGCCGAGCTCTACAGCAAGATTGTCGACGGCATCCAGCAGGTCAACAGCAACCGGTACGCCGGTGCCGACCTCATCGTCATGCACCCCCGCCGCCTCGCCTTCATGCAGGCCGGCGTCGACGGCAGCAACCGCCCGCTGGTGGTGCCCTCGCAGAACGTCCCGCAGAACGCCATGGGCGTCGGACCGGTCGCCGGCTACGGCAACACCGGTGCGTCGATCGCTGGCCTTCCGGTCGTGACCGATGCGAACGTCATCACCAACGGCGGCGCTGGCGGCGATGAGGATCGCATCTACATCGTGCGTCGTGCCGACATGCTGCTGTTCGAGGACGCCGGTGCGCCGGCCCTCGTCCGCATGGACCAGACCGCCGGTCTGAACCTGACGGTGACGATGGTTGCGTACCAGTACGCGACCTTCATCCCCGGCCGGTACCCGGCGAGCATTTCCGTCATCAACGGAACCGGCCTCGCAGCCCCGACCTTCTGATAGGTCCCCCTTCGTCGGTCGGGCCGGTACCAGTCCCGGCCCGGCCGACACCCCCTACTTCGAGGAGTTCAACATGTCTGAAGCGCTGTGGAAGAAGCAGGCCCCTAGCCGTGTCCAGAAGCCCGCAGAGGCCGTCGAGGCCGCTCCGGTCAAGAAGGCCGCCAAGAAGGCCAAGAAGGCGTAACGATGGCGTACACGTCGCTCAGCGTGCTCAAGGACTACCTCGGCATTCCGAGCGGCACCACGTCCGAGGACACGCCACTCACAGCAGCGATCAACGCCGCCCAGGACCTGGTCGACGGCTACACCAACACGACGTTTGAGACGGTCACCGAGGCTCGTGTGTACCGTGCCGACGACCCGCAGGTGTTGCTCGTCGACCAGTTCCACACCCTCACCGGCCTGGTCGTCAAAACCGACACGAACAACGACGGCACCTACGACACGACGCTGACCATCACGACCGACTTTGTGGTGCAGCCGTTCAACGAGCCGCCGTTCACGTCGCTGCTGAACGTGTCCGGCGACTGGCCCCGGTATTTCTCCGGCCGGCCAGCCGTCGAGGTCACAGCGGCCTACGGCGATCAGAACGCCGCAGCCGTCCCGTATGCCGTGCAGCAGGCCGCACTCATCCTCGCCGCACGCCTGTACCAGCGCAAAGCGTCCCCGCTCGGCATCATGACCGGCTTTGCTGACTACGGCATCGCCCGCATCAGCCGCCAGGACCCCGACGTGGCCGCCCTGCT